TTAGCAAAGAAGATGCAGATCTTCTAACTAAAATGTTCAAAGATTTGTCTCCTAGAAATCAGCGTGAAATGGAAAAAGTTTTGATGACTGATAAGTCGGGCTTCGAAGAGATTCGTGGTTTCGCAAGAGAAGCTCTATAATTATTATAAATATAATCAAAAGATATTAGTAAGGATTGAAAAATGAAGCTTATTGCAGAAGTTAATGAAGAAGCAAATGTGCTAACAGAGCTCAATGAAGAGACTGGCAAAAAGTCTTACTTCATTGAAGGCATTTTTATGCAAGCAGATCTCAAGAACCGCAATGGGCGTATCTATCCTTCAGCGGTTCTTGAAAAAGAGATGAAGCGTTATCAAAAAGACTTCATCGATACAAAACGAGCGCTTGGTGAATTAGGCCACCCAGAAGGCCCAAGCATCAATGGTGATCGTGTATCTCATCTTATTACAGAGATGAAACAGGATGGTTCTAACTTTACTGGTAAAGCCAAAATCCTAGGAACTCCAATGGGTAACATTGTAAAAGAGTTTATGGATGAAGGTGTAAAAATCGGTGTTTCTACTAGAGGTCTCGGTTCAGTAAAACCAACTAATCAGGGTATTATGGAAGTTCAGGATGATTTCCATTTAGCTACTGTTGATATTGTTACGGATCCATCTGGTCCTAATTGCTTCGTAAACGGCATTATGGAAAATACTGAATACTATTATGACATTGCAGCTGGTCACTGGCTACCACAGCAAGAATCAGTTGAAGAAGTAATAGAAGAAATTCAAGAAACTATTGAAAAAGAAGTGAGAAGGGTTGTCCGCCGAGTGGACGAGAGCACTGCGGCTCAATTATTTGAGCGCTTTGTAAGATCTCTTAGAAATTGATTTTTTAATAAATAGATAACATATAGAATAACCACTAGAATAGGGAGTAGAACATATGTCAGAACATGAGTTAGACGAAAAGTTCACTGTCGATGACGGCGGATCAACTGTAAAATCTTCTGAAGTACAGGATCCAGTAACCGGCGCAGGCGGTGCAATTCCAAAGAAAAAAGCTGACGTCAAAAAAGCTGTTGATCCAAAGGCAGACAAAGTTGATGCAGCGACTCCGGGTCAAGGCAAAATGGCTGAAGAAGCAGAAGAAACTGCGGAAGAAGTCGTTGAAGAAGTAATTGAGGTTGAAGAGTCAATCGCAACTATTTTTGAAGGCATGGACCTAACTGAAGATTTTAAATCAAAGGTTACTCTTGTTTTTGAAGCAGCAGTAAATGAAGCAGCAACTCAAAAAGCAGCAGCAATTGTTGAAGCAAAAACAGAAGAATTAGAAGCAGAAATGAATGAATCAGTTCAAGCTTCTGTTAACCAAATTGTAGAAAATCTTGATTCTTATCTCGACTACGTCGTAGAAGAGTGGATGAAAGAGAATGAATTAGCAATCGAAACTGGTGTTAAAGTTGAGATGGCTGAATCATTAATGGACGGACTTAAGTCCTTGTTCGAAGAGCACAACATCGAAGTTAACGAAGAAACTGTTGACGTAGTTGCTGGGCTTGAAGAGCAAGCCGAGGAGCTTAAGAATGCTGCTAACGAAGCAATTAAAGAATCAGTTGCTTTGAAAGCAGAGGTTGCTTCACTAAAAGCGGAAAGAGTTTTCGAAGAAATGACTGAAGACCTTACTATCACCCAGCGTGAGCGTCTAAAGGTTCTTTCTGAAAAACTTGATGCTGATAACATTGATGAATACAAGACAGATCTTGCTACTTTAAAAGAGTCTTTCTTTGCGGCTAAAAAGCCAATCGTAGAGGAAACAGTTGAAGAAGAAGAAATTATCACAGAAGAAACTGCACCGAAAGCTCCAGTTTCTGATTATTCTTCAATCAATGCTTTAGTTAATGCTCTTAACTCAAGATCAGCAAAAAATTAAATTATATAAATAGATCCAGATAGAACTTTATTAACAAGGAGATAGAGAAAAAATGGCACAGTCAAACTATCAAGCGCTTGTGGAAAAGTGGGGCCCAATTCTTGAGCACGAATCTTTTTCACCGATTCAAGATCAACACAAGAGATCAGTCACTGCGACTATCCTTGAAAACACAGAAAGAGCATTAATGGAATCAGGCGATTTGTCTGCTTCTATGACTTCTCTTCTTAACGAAGCACCTGCAAACGATGCAGGTACAGGTGGCTTTGGTGCAGGTTCAGCAGCAGGTGGTCCAACTGCCGGTTATGATCCAGTACTTATTTCACTTGTACGTCGTGCAATGCCAAACTTAATGGCATACGACATCGCAGGTGTTCAGCCAATGACAGGACCAACTGGTCTTATCTTTGCAATGCGTTCTAAGTATACAAGCCAAGCTGGTGCGGAAGCTTTCTACGGCGAAGCTGATACAGACTTCTCTGGTGCAGGTACACACACTGGTACAATGCCTGTAAGCGATGTTGCTAATACATCATTGATGTCAACAGGTACTGGTATGGGTACAACTGAAGCTGAAGCATTAGGCGACGGTAACGGTACAAACTTTGCAGAAATGGCATTCTCAATCGAGAAAGTTTCAGTAACAGCGAAGTCAAGAGCGCTAAAAGCAGAGTACACAACTGAGCTAGCACAAGACCTTAAAGCAGTACACGGTCTAGATGCTGAAACAGAATTGGCGAACATTCTACAGTCTGAAATCCTAGTTGAAATCAACCGTGAACTAGTTCGTACAATCTACACAAACGCAGTTGCTGGTGCAGCTGGTACAGCTACTCCAGGTACTTTCGATCTAGACGTTGACGCAAACGGTCGTTGGTCAGTTGAGAAATTCAAAGGGCTAATGTTCCAGATCGAGCAAGAAGCAAACGCAATTGCAAAAGCTACTCGTAGAGGAAAAGGTAACATCGTTATCTGTTCTTCTGACGTTGCATCAGCTCTACAAATGGCAGGTGTCCTAGATTACACACCAGCTATTGCAGGCAACAACCTACAGGTAGATGACACAGGTAACACTTTCGCAGGTGTTCTAAACGGTCGTTACAGAGTATACATTGATCCATATGCGGTAGGTAACTACCTAGTTGTTGGATACAAAGGTACTTCAGCATTCGACGCAGGCTTGTTCTACTGCCCATACGTTCCACTACAGATGGTACGTGCAGTTGGTGAGAACAGCTTCCAGCCAAAAATCGGGTTCAAAACTCGTTATGGCATGGTTGCTAACCCATTCGCTAAAGGCGGTGCAGCGGGTCTTGGTGCATTGGATGTTAACTCTAACGTTTACTACCGCAGAGTTGCAATCTCCAACCTCTTCTAATAAGAAGTCGGGAATAACCGAACGAAACTGGGGAGCTGAAAAGCTCCCCTTTTTTTATTCCATATTCTTGCGCCATTCGCAGTATACATTCATCCAAAGTTCGTATACACCCCAAGCAACAAACGCACCTATAATAGGCAAACTAAAAAAAGCAGTAGCCATTACATCTGCTGCTAAAAATGCTATAGGATAATCATACCAACGTATCATTGAGCTTCAATTTGGCGTTCAGGTGGCGCCATAATAGCTTCAGCAAATTCCATAAACTCTTCGTTTTTAGCAGCTTCTTCCATTAGATTTGAAGCATGGTAAATACGGGCAAGTTTATTAAAGTCTTTCTTAGGAACTCCAACTTCATCAAGCATGCGCTGAGCAATATCTTTTTGTAGATCTTTTTCAGCTGATACTCGAGTCATAGAGTCAGACATTTCTCGAAGAGCATCTTGAACCTTTTTACGGTCTTCAGATGTAATAGTTGATGGTAAATCACTCATTGGCATAAGTCCTCATATAGTATAGAATATTTACGATGACCAGATTGGTCTCGTTTGTGAATTTTATAGCTTACCTTCTTCGCGGAGTTGTTTCCGGATTTTAGTTGCTGAGATGTTGTGGACTTCCTCACCGAGGTCATGCTGAGTAAATGTATAACCAACCCCACGACCGTAGCTAATATCAACGATATTAGGAACGCACTGAATAATGTACTCATAACCATTATGGAAACCCTCTTTTTCAAGACCAGTTTGGATTCCTTCAACTACTTGAATTTCACCAAACGGATTATCATCTTGAGTTGCTGTTCGGCCGGCGCCGGCATCTTCACCGACAATACCTCCAACATCTCTTACCATTATACATACTTGACCAGTTAATGTCAAGGCTTTTTTGAATAGTGCCGTGTGACCATCGTGCCACGGCTGCCAGCGCCCAAGCATTTGAACTGTTGGCTTTTGATGGTCAAACATTGGTTTATCATACATCCTTGTTTACTCCAAATTTAATATAGTTGTACCAAACTCTTTCATGCCCGTAATAAAGCACAAACTTGATAATAAGATCAGCTACGAAAACAGCTCCTACCGCTTTCGGGGGTAATCCAAAGAACCAAGCAATAAGTGCAGTAACAATACTTGCAACAATTCGCCATGTTACTGCTTTGGCTAAGTGGCGCTTTCTAGTTACTGTTTCAGTCATCACGTTTCATCCATGTTTTAATTACATCAAACAATACTTCATGAGTATCATTAAACCATTCGCTTACGTGGTAATCACATTTAGGAGGAGCTTCAAACATCTTATTAGTGTCTTCGAAACGACCTTCCTTAATAGTATCCATCCAAACCGTATAATCAGGATCAAACTCTAAACGAGCAGCTTCGGTAGGACATACAAAGTCAGTCACTGCAATTTTACCAGCTCGTACTACTCCATCACTAAGATATTTCATACGCATAGCTTGTCTCATTCTACCTTCAGGAGTGAAATCCCAGTCGTCATAGTAGCCGCGTACTTCATCCGCATTAATGTGCACGCCACCGATCAGATCGGCAAAAGGCCGGGCAAGGGTTGTTTTTCCGCTGCCCGGTAGTCCAAATATTAAAATTTTCAATTTATTCTCCTATACGATGTATTGTAAAGGGTCAAGAAGGATGAGGAGCAGGCCAAGCCATACTCCCCAGAAAATCACTTCCTTAGGCCGCATCGGCCATTTCCAATGCTAGGTCCAATGCATCTACTTTACGTTTTGCATTTCCACCGAACCATGCAGCTGTTAGACGAGTGTCTTGGCTACGGCATAGCTTGTGGTCAGTCATGTAAGTAACTGCATTGTAAGCATTCCACCAAGTACCAGGACGGAAGTTGTCACCTGGTTGGTTTTCAACAAACTCCATAGCTTGTTGAGCTGTACGAGATAGAACTTTATCTTCGCGAGAAGACTCACCGAATACTTTAGCCATAAAGCGCTGAAGCATTGCTTCATCATAACGCTTAGAGCCAAGGAACTCAGCAGCTTCTTTGAATTTCTCAATTTTGTTATGAGAAAGACCAAGAGTTTGCTTAACCATTTCAGCATTAAACTGAGAACGGTGGTTAATACGAACGCCTGGCATACCTTTTTCGTTAAGAGCCACAGTCAATGTGTTGTTGCATACAACTCGTTCCATTACGAACTTAACGTCGATTGCTTTACCATACTGGTGTGGATTAGAGAAAAGAAGGTAACCACGGACATCATCACCATTGAATAGTGAGAATCCGTCACGTACGTCAGCAAGTGCCCATACGATTTGTCCATCTTTCAATGAACCGGCAGTATCCATGATCATGTCGCCAGCTTTTACGAAATCAGTAAAGAAGTCGAAAGCTTCAGCGTTTTGAACTGGATTCCAGCCTGGACCAACCTGAGTAAGAATTTTACCATCGGTTGAGCGAACAAGAGCCTGTTGGCCTGTTGCGTGGTTGTCACCTTTGTAACGATAGAAGGTATCAACTTTTTCGACTTCCCAGTCAAGACCAGCTGCTTCCATCATTTGTTGTGGAGTCATGTCGTCAGAGACTGGAACTCCAAGGCCATGCCAAGGTTTACCTTGCGATGCGCGGTATGCCATTTGAGCTTCGCCATTAATCATTTCAAGTTCGTGTGCCATAATATAGTTCCTCAGGTTTTTTTCATTTGATATAGATAATATAATCTATTCAAAACAAATTGTCAACTGTTTTTTTCAATTTATTTGAAAAAAGTTTCATGATTGTCGATGACGTATTGCATCGCGCGGGCTGGCAGTGTAGATAGGTAAATCCACACAGTCCAGAATACAAGGTTATAGATTAGAATTTCCATATTGATTATCTCCTTTGATATATCTAATATAATCTATTCAAAAGTAAATGTCAACAACTTTTTTGATTTTATTTTAAATTTTTTTTAATGAACATCTTGGCTGAGCATAGGAATAGCATCAACCATATCTTCTACATACTCTCCATATCCAGATTTGATGAGGTCTACTACATCAACATAAGGTTCTTTAGAATCACTTTCAATTTTTGCAACGAAAGCTCTAGATGATGGCCTTTTTATATAAGCTCTCATATAATCATCAGCATCTCTTTCTGTGAAGAAAGCAGCGGCTTTTGTAAGGTCAAATATGTTGTTACCAGAAAATAAAGCGATTACTCTAGCTCCTCTTGGAACATCTATGAAAGCTTCCGCGGCGTCACGTCCTGTAGTGCCCAAGAACACTCCGTCTTCAGGATCAATAATGACATATTTGTTCATATCATTCTTCATTGAACTTAATAAGTTCAATTTCACCGTTGTCAGTAACACGGGCTTTAACATATCCATCTTGGATTAAGCGGTCAATAGTTGCTTCTATAATGATCTCAGTATATTTAGACGATTTGTTAGATGCCATCCAATTGCCGACAATAGTAAAAACTATAGCCGTTCCAAGAAGCCAAAGCTCCATTTCTCCAAATCCTAGCATTATCTTTCCTTTACAGTCTTTTATTTTATTTATGCAGCTATGCCTTTGTAACCTTCCCACCAGTATGGAGCAGGTCTTCCTTTTTCCCACTTAGCGAAGGATTTAGCTACATGGTAGTAATTACGATAAGACTGTACTGCGTCTTCCACTATACACTCAGGAAAGTGTTTCATAGCTACAGCAAATGGAGTCCTAACACTATCAATGATGTTATCTGGAGGTGTTCTGAGTGCCTCTGTGAGCTTATCTGTGGTAGCATGAGTTTTACCAAAACGATATTCAAATTCTTTACAAAGAGCAACAAAATGCTCGTAATGCCATAAGTAATTTTGTTTTGTTTCCATAGTCCATACAGTACATGGATGATGGTGGTGCACTGCTTTATAAAGAGTATTTTCAAGATTATCGTTTGGATGAACCCAATAATTTACCATACGTTTGCCAGATTTAGAAGGACGTTTTTCAACCCAACCATCTAACATACGATGAGCCGTGGAGAGCATTTGAGCTGCCTCCACGATCATTTTTGGAATGTGCTTATCGCACATCATCTCAGCCGATTCATCAGGCTTTTGTGATACTGCAAAGATATTCATTACTCAACCCAAACATGATAAAACCGAGAAGGTAGATTTTCACAAGAGTATGTATCTCCTTCTGCATAGTTTAAGACTTTTACACAATCTCCAGTACTATAACTATACCATACATCAGGTAATGTCAAGGCGTTAGAAACGGAATAGAAGAAAAAAGATGCCATTGCACCAACGACTACAGCGGTAATAATTTGACCTGCGGTAAGATGTTTAAACATTACAAATACTCCTTAGTAGCGGCCACGACCAGCGTAGCCGACTTTTTGAACTGCTGCTAGGGGGTTTGTTTCCTTACATTCAGCAAGGTAAGATTCTACAGTGTAGTTTTCGCAAAGGCACTTGACCCAAGATTTCCAAGGCTTTGAACCGTATTTGAAACGAGCGATAAACTCAGGCTTTGGCTGGCCGATCCAAGAAGGATGGCAGTTGGGATGAACTTCTTCCATGTTACGAGAGCCAGTGTGACGGCCGCGGTACATAAGATACATACCGTCCCAAGTGAACTCGTTTTTGTCAAATTTTGTAGCCATGATGTAGTTTCCTTTTCAATCCTTATATTAATAATATAATTCTTTTGAGAGGAAATGTCAACGGTTTCTTTCAAATTTTTTCAAATAATTTTGAATTTTTTTCACATTTTCTTGGTTTTCGAAGAAAATCGTGTCTTCATAGACGTCTGTGTACTCTCTATGAAGCCACTCGCCTTGCTCTAGCTTTGTTTTGCACCAGTGTTTTGCTAAGAACCTATAATCAGAATGAAAAGGCACCGGGTTATTAGAACCTGATGCCATCCACTTTTGTTTGTGTTCGAAGATTTCTACAGGCGTCATGCTTCCTCCACAACTAAGTCTTGAATTTGTTCATCTGTCATATCAGTAAAGTGAGCTCTACCGAATGACATGATTTCTTCCATAGATTCGCCTTTTACAACACCACTGCTAATAAAGCACTGGTGTTCAGTAGCTAAGGCAATAAGAGGTTTTTGTTCTCGGCCTTTGTTTGGCCAATTAATTTTTATTGTGTATAGCATTACTCATGCATCTCCTTGTACTTTTTCCTCACTGACAAAAAGTGTTCCATGTAATCAAAAACTGGAACTTTAAAAACTAATGGTTCATTACCATCTACTGCCATAATGATTACACCTTGCTTGATTGGCACACCCGTTCTTTCAAGGAATGCCGCAGCATAGAAAAACATTTGAATAAAATAACTTGTAATATCTTCTTTTTTCTTTACTCGACGAGATGTTTTAAAATCAATAATAGATAGTTCACCATCAAATTCAGCAATACAGTCAACCTGTCCAGCACATTTTAGTTTGTCGCTGTAAAGGAATTCTTCTTGCATCCAGATATTATTTAGGCGTTCATCAAGAATTGATTTGATATCTAAGAATGAAGCAACATTAGCAGGCATGTGTTTGCCTTTCCAATCTTCAACATTATCAAGATAATCCTCAGCTAGTTTATGAACTGCGGTACCACGACCGGCAGCTTGACGAGAAATCTTGTTAGCTTCTTCTTCGCCAACCCGTTTTCGCCATTCCATAATTGATTGTTTGCTGAGAATTCCAAGAACGGTCGTAATAGATGGATAAGCATTGCCATCTTCGGTAAAATACTTACGACCGCTCTCAGTT